CTGCCTCTAAGATCATATCTGCCAAGTCTGTCGCCAGAACTTTTGACACGTATAATTCTCTATATACGATAAGCTGTTCATCAGGTGCGACAGCAAACCAAACAACGCCAGACTTGCTACCATAACCATAGTCACAGGCACGAAACTTAACCCAGTTGTTAGGGATATCGTAAGGCTCAATAACATGAACACGGCGATCAAACTCAGTAAACGCCGCACCTTCTTTGATATCCCAATCCCCTTCAAGAAGTTGCCTTCTTTGCTGCTCCGGCAAGGAGAGAAGCATTGCTTCGTAATCTCCTGCTTCCGCAAGGTATGGATTATCAGAAAGTCGTGCGGGTATAAACCTTCGCTTAAAAAGAGATTTTCCAGCCTTGCTATGTCCTGCTGGGTATCGTAATACTTCTCCTGTTTCACTGTCCGTTGCCTCAAACGCTTTATTATATGGCGAGGGATCAATGAACATTTTCTTTACCCAGTGATGCCCTCTACCACCGGGGTTAGTTGTAGCCCTCATAAAGATAGGCAAGTCAGGCGCAGTGGACCGTAGACGAGAACGCATATAATTCCATGCGTAGGGTGTGGACCATTGAGTTAACTCGTCAAACCCTATCCAGCTAAATGCTAGACCCTGATAACGCAACACATCATCATCTCTGTCGAGATATGACATCCACAACCTTGCGCCAGACGGTGCAGTCCACTGCATCTTTCTTTCTGACCATTTAATTCCGGGCCAGATTTTTGGGTACAGTTCTTGCGACTTAAAAATAAGTTCTCGCAATTCTTCTGTGGTATGGCGAAGAAGCAATCCACTGAAAGCGGGATGCCCCATGTACCTAAGAGGGTCAGCCAGCATAGCGTAAGATTTACCGCCACCCGCTGAACCACCGTATAATACCTCTCGTTCACTTGCTGCAAGAAACTCAGTCTGTGGGCCGGGGTTAGGTTTGAATAGTACGTTAGCGTGTTCTTCTATACTGCTAGTTTCGTATTCCGGTACTACAGTTTCCTGTATTTCAACCGTTGGCTTTTGCGCCTGTTCTCGCTTTTTCGATTTCTTGCGCTTTGGCGATTGCCTTTTCCGCATAGTCTGCCCATTTGCGGAGGCTTCTAGCTTGGTCCTTACGCTGTCGCTCATTTGCTAACCGTTTCCTTAATCCCACGTGAGATATATATCTATTTGTATTTGCACTAAGCCAATTCGCTACTTCACGATAAGAATACTGATTTACGTGTTGTCTAGCTTTTTCAAGCAAATCCAATTCAATTTTTATTGGGTCAAGAATGTCGGGGTCTTCTTCGTTTTGTTTATAGCCAAATGGTACAGTCCTTGCAATGCGAGGTATCTGTACCCATTCGTTTTCTTCTTTAATGTCTGTTGGCTGTGGAAGTTTCCACTTACCTACGCTTCTTGTTGACATTTCCACCACGTCCATATGCTGGGGTTGATGCAAATAACGAAAGGAATGCCCCTACACCCGGAATAGATTTTAGACCAACTTTAGAAGCAATACTAGTTAAAGTACGAGGTTTTAATCCTTTGATAACATCTTTTTCTCTGTTTATTAATTCGCGTCTTATTTTTTTGTCTCGTGCGCTAAGATGTTTTTCATTAATATTTTCTAGCTGCCCTATTTTTTGTTGTGCTATTTTAGCCGTAGTAGCATCAATTTTAGCACGGCGCACCTTTGACTTTTCGCGTCTCTTTGTATCTCTGTCTTTTTTAAACTTTTTACGTCTTCTTTCATCTTCAGTGCCTAAATAAGTAGCTGCAGCAGCACCACCTAGCATAGTGCCGCCCAAAATTGCAGCATCTTTAGCTTTTCTTTTATTAGTGTCGTTTCTTCCAGCCATCAATCATCTTCCTCAACAATAGCTTTAGGCGGCATAAGCATCACACCACCACTTGCCTCTACCTGCATCTTCTCTGTCTTCACTAGACCTACACGATCAAGCAATTCTTTAGCGGCAGACATCTTATCACGAATACCAAGTTCCGTTGGATTATACAACGCACCTGTCATCGCCATCGCAGCCTTCGGCGCATTACGTGCCATATACATTTGAGTTGCCTCAAGTATCTCTTCTTTAAGACCCTTAACAATTTCGCCAGTGCTAGAAGTGTCAGCATACCCTGCCATTTTCTTGGCAGTAACCATATCACCGCCAGCTTCATCAAATAGTACAGCAAGAAATTTCTGCTGCTTCTCTGTTAATTGCCTAGCCATTTGTTTTCATCCTCTGTATAAGGCCACATATTATTTGCCTTTGTTTTGACACTTACCTACGGCCTTACAGTTGCTTGGTGTAGGGCAATTCTTACAAGGTTTAAACATTAAAATTCTCCGTTATGCATTGCATTTGCTAGTTTTGTTGCACGTGATTTTACCTGAATTGCCCACCTGCTGTCAAGCATTTCTTTTGCTGCATTAGGAAAATCTTCGTTGTGGATAGCGTTCCACATATTTTTAAACTTACATAGACGTGGCACACCCATGTTAAAAGCCATATCCATGAGTACAAGCTGACGCACAGAGTCTAGCTTGTCTACGCAAGGGTGCGCTCTCACAAGTTCCTCTTCGACAATCTGCACGTCATTCTCTGCAAGATACCGTGCATCAGCTTCTGTAATACCATGTTCGTAAACTACAGCCATACTTGGTATGTCCATGTAGTCTAACTCTTCTTTGCTGATACCACGGTCTTCTAGGTTCCTACCAATTCCAATCGTATCAATACCAAGGCTATCTTGGTACACAGTCAAGACCAACCCTTCATGCGCTATTAATTTGTCAATAAAGTTGGCTCTACTATATTTCATTTTTCATGCCCCATCCAAACGGCAAACGCACCAGTCATTGCACCAGTTACAACGCTAACCAATGCGGACTGTTGTGTTGTAGGGTCTGGTAATGTCATAAACCACTCCACAACCCGCCAAGCGGATATTGACATCATAATCATCATCAAGCGGGGTAAAAGCTTCCACGCCAGAACTCGTTCCATTACCAGTGTCATTATTCTTCCTCGCCTGATCTTCTGTAGTTTGTTGGTGCGCTGCCCACATAGTCATTATTTTTTACCAAAGAATTTTGTAGCTGAACGTACGCCAAAAGAAGCGGCAACGATAACTCCCAAGGAATATTGATACCATTCAGGCATTGCTTGCAGTTGTGCGAATCCGTTTGCAACTACTTCCTCCATGCCGGGAATAAATGCAAGGATTAAAGGAATGCTAAACAGTATGGTTAGCCACTCGTCTTTCCACGAGTTAGCCGACCCTTTAGCCATTTCCAAATCCCAATCAATCTCGCCTGTTGCCTTTTTTTCCATGATGACAGCTTCCGCTTTAGCTTTCGCCACTTTGGTTGCAGCCTGTGCTTTAGTGCTTTCAACTTTTCCATTTAACCACGTTCCTGCCAGTTCAGTGACTGGTCCAATCAATAAGTTTAACATTACATACCCCTCCTAAACCGTGCGGTCTTTTTTGCAATAGATTTAGGTTGTTTTACAAACTGCTGTCCTTTTGCCGTACCTTCTCTTTTAGCTTTAGTTGTAGCAGAATACTCAGCAGATGTCAAGGACTTTATTGCTTTTTCAGGTAAATACCTTTCACCTGTCTTTGCACTAGGCTGTCCTGACTTAGTGCGCCACTTTTGTTTTGTCCATGCTTTTAGACTTTTTTGTGGGCTTTTAAGTGCCATTAAACAATTCCTCTACGGGCCATTCCCCAATACACAAGACCAGCTAGTATGCCTATTCCTGTTATAACGGCTAGAATTATTACAACAATCTCCATAAACTTCTGCCTACGTTCTCGTTGACGGTATAATGTCTGCTGCCGCTGTTTGCGAATGTCAGCTTCCATACGAATGAGTTCATCCCATTTGGATTGACCCATCGTGTATTGTATCCACGTCTTTAATTCTTCTCTCTGTTTTTCTGCCTTAGTCTTTGCAGCAAAGGCTTCCATAGCCTCTTGTTCTACAGACGAACCAGCAAACAGCTTTTTAAAAATGGGCGGGTTCTTTGCTTCTTTTTCTGCTTGCTCTAGGTCAGACAGTGCGCCCATCCAGCGACCTAAGTCACTAGCCATCTGCTCTATGTCACGACCTACAGCAAAACCTTTTTTAATAGTATTAAAAGCCGCCGAAGCGGTTGCCATTGCACTAATGGGGTCCATTTAATATATCCTTACGTTGCCGGGGTTAACGTATTTAGGAAGACAATATGCGGTAATCTGGCTCCCTTGTTTGTGCAGTGTCTGCGCATACCAGACACATTCTTTCAAATCTCTAAAATATAAATCTCTGCTGTCTAATCGTTTTTCTTCTCCGATGCCTACAAATACAAATAGGAGGAATACGTGTTCCATATCATTTGTAACCGCCTCCTGCTGCCTTGTATTCACGTGCTAGCATCTGTGCCTTACGTGCTGACCACTGACCCGGTTTACCACCCTTGCTGCCAGCTTTAATTTTTTCAAATAATCTTTTTCTTAATGCTGGCTTAGTGTAGTTGCCAGCTTCATTAACTCTACTCTTGCTCTTCTTTTTAGTGACCTTCGATTTGCTAGTTTTTCTAACGCTGCCACCTTTCTTGTATTCTTTTTGTTCCTTCTCCACGCCGCTAATCGTGCCTCTTTGTGCTGCCCCGTAGAAAACTCTCTCACCTTTTTTCTCCCCATATTGCTTGGTCATAGCAGATTTAATCTTTTTTCCTTTAGGTGTAAGCGGCATCTCCTTTAACTCCTCTGGGGCAGATATGATTCTTTTAACTTCACAATGACTGTCACTGCATTGTTGGCACTGGCAAGGCCACGCAGTTTATCACCTTTGTAAAGCCAGAATGGGTCATCATTAATCTGCAGCATTGAGTTGGCAAGCAACTCTACTGTTTCAGCAACCGTGTAGTAAGTAGTGTTTTGATTGTCATACCAATCAAGGCTGAATGTAACTTTAGAACCTGAAGCATTACTAATAAAAATACTGTCCACCTCTGCTTCATAGTTAGCTGGCACAGTGTAGATGTCAGCATTACTTGTGGTCAGTTCAAATCCAACGGTGCGGTTTTTTGTTTCCATGTTACACTCCGTTGGTCAAATCATAAAAGATAAGTGCGCCAATAGCTGAACCTGCAGGTGTACCTGTTACGGCAGTACGAATACCAACCGTCATAATATCGCTTGTGCCACCTATTGTTCTACCAAGCTGCAAACTAAACTTGTAACCTGTTGGTGCGTCAACGCCACTACCAGCCTGTACAGTATTTGTAATATAATCTAACTGCACAACTTCACCACCTGTCATTGCGGTAGCACTTACATCATAATCCACATTGGTAAATGTGCTGGTATCCCAAGATGGACTTGTTAGTGTGGCATTACGAACAAGTGTTATAATGTAATCTTGTCCAGTAGTAGGCAAGACTTTAACAATTTGTGGAAGTACAACAGCATCAAGAGAACCACTATTCAAACGGACGGATACTAAAGGTAAAGTTGTTAGACCGATACTTGAAAGCGTAGTAGTTCGTTGTGCAGCCAATTCGTTTACATCTTGTTGGTAGCCACCTTCGCTTATGACTGTGCTACAAATTTGTTTCATTGTAGCGGCAGAACTAATAGTATCTGTTGCGGTAATCTCGTAACGTATTGGCAGAATAGCTGTCTTCATATATACTGAAGACAAGTTATTAGCGTTGTGGAATTTATGACAGATTATATTCTGCCCATCAATTACAAAACCTACACGAACTGTGCCTACACCAAGCCACTCATAGTCAATTAAAAGAATCTGTGTTTTCGTTTCATCTAGTGTGTATCCGCTAGGACCAGTACCATCCAGTTTATCTACATTCCAGTTAGCCTGTGTCACATATCGTGCATCACTTGCGCTACCACTTGTTGATGTACGAATTACAAAACGTAAATCTGTTTCATTCTGTTCAAAGTATACACCATCATTAGCACCAAAGTATCCTACACGTTGGCGTAAATTAGCCTGTGATTCAGCCATTGCAAAAGTAGCAAGAGTAAGCAGTGACTTTCCCGGCTGGTATGGAAATACACGTTTTGTTTGA